CTACTTTCGTAGTTTATTTAAGGACCATACACGGCCCATTATCGTTTATCAGTTACACTCAAGCTGCGGACTTTCTGCCATTTACTCGGTGGATAATATCACCGACACTTTGTGTTTCCTGAACGGATAATTAATATTACCTATATACTTCAAAGGGGGTATTTAGGTATTTTCAAAGAACGTTTCCCCGTTTTAAATCTCACATTTGAGATTTGTTTTACAAAGTTACGACATTTTTTTTAATCTGTCAAGTAATTTGTTTTATTTTTTTTTGAGACTTGTATCTGAATCGTTACCTATCTCAAATCTTTTACAAACTTACGACATTTTTTTCAAAGTGTCAAACTTTTTTAGAGTTTTTTTCTTGTGAAATATAAATATCATTCATATTTCAAAAGTGATACAAATCTAATACTTTTTTTTTAATTTGCCAAGGCTTTTTTGATAATTTCTTTGAGTTTTGGTGTAATTTTTAAATCATCCACCTCATTTAACCCAAAATAACGACATTCAGTATGTTCAAAACCATCTTTTGCTTTCTCTAAATTAGGTATTTTAATTGATGATGCCCTTGTATAAAATACGTGTAGTATTGAAGTAACTACCTTTTTTTTATTTGAATTAAGGATTGAAGTTACGTAAGTTACTTCTTGAGGATTAAGGACAAGATATGTTTCTTCCCTGAATTCTCTAACTGCAGCCACTTTTAAATCCTCTTTTGGTTTAACCCCTCCACAGGGTATTGACCAATATCCTTCCAAGTTTTCACCTGGAGCTCTTTTGCAGAGCAAACACTTATCACGGTGTTTAACTAACACACCTGCCACATCTTTCATAATAAGAAGTTAAGTTGGATTATTTTAAAGTCAACAAATATTTCAATTTGTTGATTAGACCCATCATTTCGTCACGAACATTTAATAAATCACTGTCTTTTGTTTGGTCGTACTTATTGTTTAAATCTAATAGAAATTCTACAACAGCGTCCGAGAAATTAACAGGGTCCAATTCTTTCATATCTGAAACAAGAAGACTAACACCACCGGTGAAGTCAGGTCTACCATGCTTACCCATACAAACTTCAACAAACGTGTCAATTAAATCATCAAGACTGTCGTAAATCATTCCAAATGCACTATGTCTTGAGTATGATTTTGTTTGCCAATGAAAAATTCTATATTGGTTTTGTATTGTTAGTAATTCAATGATAATCTGTTCCATAACTTTTTATTTATAAATATATCTTTAATTAAAAAAAACGGAGGTTACTGACCCCCGTTTTCAAATTCTAATTTTTGTTGTCTTTTTTGGTCAACAAATCCTTGTATTCGTTCCCTTGAAATGTTTGAGTAATTTTCAGATAATTCAATTCCCACCCATCTTCTATCATTAATCTCCGCTGCCACACAACTTGTTCCTGAACCATTGAATGGGTCTAAAACAACATCATTCTTATATGACAGGATTTTAATAGCCTTATTAGGAATATCCATTGAGAATGTTGCTTTAGTTAATGAACGGGTGTCTGCAAAATACTTCCACTGTCCGAATACCAACTCCATAAACTCTTTCTTATCCTCATCTTTATAAACCATTTTGGTTTTACCCTCTTCAGTTAGTGTAGGTTCTCCCTTCCATTGTGGTTCACCCTTAACTTTCTTAATGTGAACTTTCTTGTAAGCTAATATAACACACTCTTTCGGGTTATAGATATATGGACTTGATGGGCTCATCCAACTTCCCCAAGCGGTTGTCTTACTTCTATGGGGACTATCCTCCTCCAAGTCAACAACACCGAAAAACTTAAAACCAATCTCCTTCATAACCTGATAAACTTCCGATACAAAGAAGATTCTACCACCTTTAGATTGTCGGTTAATTTCATAAGGAATATTCAATGCAATACGTCCATCGTCTTTCAATACCTTGTAAGCTTCAGTTAACCATTTACGAGTAAATTCCAAATACTCGCCAATCTCCATATCATCATCGTGTACATCGTAAGCAATGTTAACTCCGTATGGAGGCGATGTCACAATTAAATCCACCCATCCTTCGGGCATCTCTTTCATCACCTCAATACAATCTCCGGTAATAACTTTATTAATATAATTTTCAATCATTCTTTTCTAACGTTTCAATATGATGTTGTAAATACCAAAGAGCTTTCTTCAAATCTTCTAACTCTTTTTCCTTGTGTTTTTTACCAGCTCGTGAGATGTACTTCACAGTGTTACCTAAACAGAATCCTAAATCCCAAGCATCAATAACCTTAATAGCTTCGTATGGATTTGTCACACCCCCATAGTGTTCGGGGTTATTAACCATTTCTTTTTGTTCTGACATAATATTCTTTTCCGTATTGACTTTCTTCAATTAAACCTTCTTTAACCCATTCATTAATTGTCTCCTGACATTCTTCTAATGTTGACTTAAGAATGTAACTACAAATGTAACTGATATGAACTGGACGTATTAATTTATTTAACGCCTGTTCTTTGGTTGTAATACTTTTCTTCATATTCTTTGAATTTTTCGGTGTGTTTGGTTGAGTCAAAAATTAAACAATCGGCTTTTAAGAAATTTTTAATTTGGTTAATATCTTTTTCAATTTCCTGAATTTGATTATTACCTATTAATTTTTTTGTAAATCCCATAACACAAGTATACTACATTTTTTTCAAAATGACAATTGTTTTCGCTTGTGTAATGTATGTTAATAATTTTCTTTTGAAGATTGGTACCAGTGTGTTTTCCAAAGGTAACTCGTTTTTTGATGACATCTCAAATATTGGTAGATTTGTACTCTCCCCAATTTCATTTAATATGTCAAATATGTCAGAAGTATTTGGTTCAGAATAGATTAGGTCTGCCCCCATCTTATTATCAAACTTCACGGTATCTCCGATTTTAACTGAATATTTCCAAATATATTTTACGTCTTTATAATCACAGAAAAAATATCCTTTTTCAATTGTATCAAATTTTTCACGATTAATTAAATTACTTGAAATTGAGTCATAAGTAATTGTCCAAAGAGCTTTAACTATGTTAAAGTATTCAAATACTTTTTGTCCTGAAAATTTAAGTATCTTATCAAATTCATTAATCTCACTATCCGTCATATCAGGTAGAGGATTGAATTTAAGTTCCGTAATTAAGATTTCATCATCAACACATTTGAATTTTTTATCAATTGTAATGTATTTTGATTCAGAAGTAATTGATTGTAAATTAGCTAAATGTAATGACATTTCACTAAAAAGAGGATATAATTCAAACTTATCAATTTGAGTGTCCGCAAATTTAATAAAGTCCATTAATTTGTAATAGTGATATTCAAAGTCAGGTGAACCATCAACCAACCAAGTTGTATCTAACTTAAAGTGTTTCTTTTTGCTATATTTTCTTTTTGTAGTTTTTTCCATATCAACCATCTATTTGGAAAATATAGTATGTTTGATTATTAAACTCAACAGTATCTTCCCCACCATTGTAATTATTAATAGTATGTCCATAACCATCTTCTTCAACCATACCTTTAATTAATGCCCCCATATCCACAAAATTTTGTAATTCCAACCCGTAATTTTTAATTAATTCCATTGGGTCAGATACTAAATCATCAACTAAACTTTCAACTTTATCATCAATTAAACTTTCAGGTACCGTCTTATCACTATCTTTTAACTCATCAAGTTCTTCATTTAATTCATCGTATTCTTCTTCGGATAAATTTTCAGAGTCTTCTAATAATTCTTGAATTTCATCAATTCTTTCTTGAACTTTTGGGTCTTCATATTCAAACTCATCTTCATCAAAATAGTCTTCCAAATTTTCTCTTACGTTATCTTCTTCACTTTCTTTAAAATAGTCTTTAAGTTCCTCTTCATCTATATAATCCTCAACAAATGATTGTCTTAAACCATCTATTCCAACTTCATCTATTAAATCTTCCGCCATTCTATATGCGGTTTTATCAGTCTTATATTCATTACCGACAGCCCAAGTTTCTCTACTTTCCCCGTCTTTAGTTAGTAATTTAAATGTTGGTAAATAATAATGGTCACCTTCATAATGAAGGTCATAAACATCAATTCTATTTTCAATTTCTTCTATTTCAACGTCAATAGCCCTAAGCTCTGTTAAATTTTCATCATCTTCTGTTTCTCTTTCTATCTCTTCCAATCTTTCTTTTTCAGCATAAAGTTCTTGTAATCTTTGTGAATCTTCAGGTGTCCTTTCTTCATATTCAGTACGAATTAAGTAATCATATAATGCTAAAGTACTTAATCCAATATCATCTAAATCATCAATATCATTTAACTCCCCTTCTTCTCTTTTACTATCTTGTTCACCTTTTTTCTTTAAAAATTGTTGGTGTAATATATACTGATAATATGGTGTGTTATAATAACTTAACCCAGCCCTATTAAAAGTCGCTCCCTGTATTGATTTTAATTGACTATTCTGAAGGGTTACAGTTCCGTTAAAAGTAACTGTTCCTAAATATGTTGTTGGTGTCGCTGCCAAATCAACTGGTCCATCAACAATGATAGTTTTACCCTTATATCCTTTTAGTCCATTAATCCTTCTACCATCATAACTAACAAATTTCATTAGTTCTTCATATTTGTCACCACTAATATGAACAGTATCTTCTTCAGATTCTTTAATTAGTTGTCTTAAAACGTTCTGTATTATGTTTCTTGTCGTCATATTAAATAAATACTATTATAAAGATAACTATTTCCTTTTTATTATCCACCCCATACTATTTATTATAAAATAAACTTATTAATTTTTTTGTATATGGGATGTGGATGCAAAAACAAACAAACTCAAGAACAACAAGCTAAAGTAGCACAAGTTCAACAACAAACTGAAAGTGTTCAAAATGCTGTAAAGAAAACTATTGAAAAGTTTTACAAGAACAAACAGTAATACTATTTATAAGTAATAAACGTAAACAAAATATACTAAAATGAAAAACGGTGGCGGTAACAACAACGGTGGTGGATGTGGTTGTGGTAAATAACCAATCTACAAAATATTTGATGATTAACTAAACAATCTTAAAAGGGGAAATTTTTTCCCCTTTTTCAATATTTATATTTATGAAATACTTAATAAATCATTTCAAGAAGAAATTAAAAGAGTCCGAAGAAGAACAACCTGTCTTATCTAAAAGTCAACAAAAATTATTAAAAGTTTTAGAAAAATTTGAATCAGGTGATTTATCATATTCGGATATTGAGGAACATTTTGGAAGTTTTGAAAGTTTTTTTAATTTATTATCTAGACAGAATTTAATTAACCGTATAGACCCTTTTGATTCAAATTGGGAGGAATATCAAAATAAAATACTTTATTATTTTTATCAAAACGACCCAAGTTTTATTTGGAAAATTGTTGACCATTATTTGACAAATGATGTAACTAAAGTTGGGGATGAATATTATTACGACTCATCATATTGGTCGGATGAGTTCGCTTCATTATTTAATACGGGTAGAAATGATATAAGGGAATCCACAATTTCTGAAATATTAAGTGGTGACTATGATATGGATATGTGGGATGTTACAGACGATGAATATAGAGAT